GCGCACAAGGTTTCCTTGGTTTCAATCATGGATTGAGCCAAGTGTTTAGCGAAGGTGCTGCCGATACGGATATGGTCACCGTCTTCCATCAAAACTTTGGTCAAGGCATATGCCAAGCCATAGATTTGATAGATGAAACGGGTGATATACAGTGTACCGCCTTGATCGTACGACACTGGAGTACCGTCGGGCATTGCGGGAGCTGCATTCATACCATACAACATCACTTCTTCGTGGTAGTTGCGGGGAATACCTTGGATTTGCTCAACAAATCCTTTCCATTCGTCATCACGTTGTTCATAAACACCGTCAAAGACTTCGTTGATAATCGGTTCGACTACCGCACGAAAGTCCGTACTACGCATTGGGGTTGCCATGCTTATCTCCTTTCGTTAATTAATTAAACCGATACCGAAGCGGCAGCGAATTGGTTATTGCAGATTTGAACTTGCACGATGGTGTAAGCGTCACCCCAAGCGTTGTTATAACCGCCAGGATAAGCCACTTCGCGGCCCAAACCAACAACACGAACTTGACCTTGGTTGCCAGTACCGACAGAGGTAGCCAACAAAGCAGTGGTCGAGAAGCCAGCGCCGCCGTTACCGATGGAATAACCGTCAGTCACAGTAGAACCAGTTGTGGTGTCAAAGTTGTACTCTGTACCAATAGCTGCAGTAGTTGCAGAACCGTTAACTTGAGCTTCATACACCAATGCGGGATCAGAGAAGATCCAGAAAATGATGTTTGTAGAAGCGTCCAAAGTGGTTTTCGAGGCATATTTAGCCACGGAACGACGACCGTCAGAGTTGGTATACTCGACGCCATCAAACACACCGAAAACTTTGCCGCTAGAAGCAGTTTGGTTAGCGATAGTCAATTGACCAGTGGTCGTGATGGCCACAGGTTGGAATTGAAAGAAAGATTGGCCAGACGACAGTGAGTACGGAGCGGTATAGGTAGTGCCGGGATTGTAGGTATTAGTACCTGCAAATGCCGTAGCACGATCCAAACCACTTGGATGGTACACTGGCTTCAGACCAAAGGGTTGAAATACTGTAGACATATTTTTCCTTTGTTATTTTTGAAGTTTGTTAATCGAAACGAACGTTCATACCGTTCGCTCGTTTGGTTTCCTTTTCCATTTCCAGAACACCGCCTTCAAGAATTGAACGCCCACCTTTGCTACTCTCAGCAGCGCCACGGACTTGGTCCATAATGCTACGTTGGTGCTCAAGCGGATCTTCCAAGTGGAACATTTTCATCACTTCTTGATAGATATCTTCTGGTAACTTAAAGAGAACCATTTCGTTACAGCTAACACAGCCTTCAAACTTGCCTGAGCTCATCTTACCTAGCGATTCAAAGCCAACTCCTAGTTCTGCGGCTTTCACTGGCTCATAACCCAACGCCATGCGTTTGTCGATACTGTCATATGTATTGGTTGTTGACAACCAGCACAAGTGCATTCCGGGGATTAATCCCTTTGGAATGTCTGGCAAAGCAGAGTTTTGCCATTTATCTCGGAACGCTTCTAGACGTTCCCGTTTAGATAACTCTTCAGGATTATCGCTACGTTCACGGGCCTCATGTGCTCGTGCAATCAAACGATCATCCACATCTCGTGTAATTCTTGAATTAGCCATTTTGTTTTTCCTTATGCGTTACGATTTTCGCGGTCAAATTTAGCGTATGCTTTGATCATTTTTGCTCGTGCTGCGGGGTTGTCCCAAGCACCAGCATCTTTGATTGCATTAACACGTTCACGGCTCAATGTGATCGTGTTTGCAGACTTCACAGTCGAACCAGCTGTTCGGTTTGTACCTTGTGGGCCTACATTACGCTGTTGTCCTGCCTTACCGGAATACCGATGCGGCAAACGCGCTTTCAAACGATTGTCTAACTCATTCCAATATTCTTGGTCAGAAGGATCCCATCCATCTGCTGCTAATTCTTGGTCAATCACCTTTGCAATTTTGGAATCTGTATCCCTTGCGCCAGGATCGTACCATTTGTTCTTGCTCAACCAAGTTTGTGCATTTTGCTGTACCTCATTAGATACAGGATTGGGCACATTTTGGCGTGGTCGCTTGGCTTCTTCCAATTGTTGCTTCTTCAACGCTTGAATTTGGCCAAGTCGAGTCTTCGCATCTTGCAACTGTTCCAAGTACTGGACTTGGGCAGCAGCGTTATTCTGTTGCGAGGCCTCTAAAAGCTTCATCTTGGCATATTCAACACGAGTTGCCTCGTCTTCAATTGCCTTATCCACCTGAGCAAACTGGTAAGATACCGCAGTGTTCTCCACCGCTGCAACTCGCCTAGCCAACTCTTCATTACGTCGCTCTAGCGCCGCAATTTTGTTCTTTGCTGAAATTTCGCGCTGGCGGGCCAGCTCTTTTTTCAGGTTTCGTTCTTTACGACGGGCTTCACGGATTTTGTCACGCTCATCACCACTATCGTCATCAGATTCTTCGTCTGCGCTGGCCTCTTCATCATGATGCTCTTCTTCCTCGGCATCCTCTTCGGCTTTTTCTTCTACTTCCAGCTCTTCTTCAGCCTCAATCGCAGCAACAGCAGAACCATCTTCTTTTTCCTTTACAGGAAAGATCTTTTCATCTTTTTCTGACATACTTTTTCCAAAGTTAGTTAATCAACAAACGCTTTCATGCGTTGGGCAAAATCAAACGAACGAATCTTCGAGATAATCTCACGGGCTTGTAGCGTAATAAACACCACTGGAGCACCGCCATCATCAGGATTCACCACAAAACGGTCACCGCCGTATTTAATGGTACGAACCAAATCGCCAATTTGGCACCACGGGCCTTCAGGCCAAGGTTCCAACGTATCGGGGTTCTTATAGGCCAATGGGCCAATCCCGATTACTTTGGCTACAGTTTCGTTAAACCGCAACGTTTGTTTGGTTTCATCCACAAGGATAATACCGCCCTTACTGGCTGTCTTTTCTCGGCGCAATTGCACCAATACTCGGTCACCAAGGATATCAACACCAGGATCTACAATCGGAAAGCATTCCAATTCAGATCGTGTATCTGGGTCGTCCTTTTTGTTATAATCAATTGCCATTCGGCAATCCTTTCCAGGCTATTCAGCCTCATCATCCTCCGAAAGTAACTCATCAATGAGCAATAAGGCTTCGGACACACCTTCTCTTTTTCCTACAAGCTTTTGGTATGAATCAAAGCTATGGATATTGGTACCAGACGCAATAACTTCGACTAATTCTTTATCAACTTTTTTAAGTCGATGAATTAGCTCAGAAATTAAATCTTTCATATAACTACCTATGCATAATATTAGGGCAAAGTGCCCTAATATTAATAAAAATTGCCGTGACCGACTTCTTTAAGGTTCTTATCGGGACCAATTTTCTGGCTTTTTGTCAATTTGGCCTGTGCGGCACCAATTTTCCAGTTATTGTCGCGGTGTGAACCGCTGGGTCCTTCTTCTACCTTTTGATCTGGACCGCCAGCATAGCCGGGAGTACCAGTCATTTGATACGATTTGCGAAAACCGAGATTTTTGTCCATGTTATTGTCCTAACGGTGGTTGCTGGGGTTGCTGTTGTGGCTGTTGCTGAGGCTGTTGGGCCTGTTGGACTGCCTGTTGCTGCATTTCTTGCTCATGTTGTGCTTGTTGTTGAGCTGCCTGCTGCTGTGCTTGTGCCTGTTGGGCCACTTGTTGGGCCTGTTGCTGGAATGCCTGCTGTTGAAGCTGCAAACCATGCTGGCGAATGTCATCATTGGCCGCATCAATTGCTTGAATGGCTGACATATCCTGTTCGTGCTCAAGTTGGAGCTGCTGTTGATCCATCTGAGCACCCGTTGTGATCGTTGCAATCCGTTCACGAGCAGAATTGTTAATATTGGCCATTGCAATGTCTGTTGCATTACGTTGGTTATCAATACTTGTCTGGGTTTGGTACTTGGTTTGCAAGTCCTGAACCTTTTGCTGCAACTCAGCAATCCGAATTTGGTAATCCTGCTGATCTTTTTGCATCTCAGCCTGCATCTTGGCTTGTGACTCTTGTGCTTTACGTTGTGTTTCAGCAGTTTGGGTTTGGACCAACGCTTGTGCAGTAGGATCTTGCATAGCAGCTTGCTGCGCCTTAGACTGTTGCATCTGTTGAACCTTCTGCACCATATCTTGCAACACGGGTTGGATAGGTTGGAACAGTTGCTGCGAGTCTTGCGACACCATTTGTGCTGCCAAAGCCAGCGCTTGTTGGGCTTCAATGTCCAACGGACGCTCTTCGTGCAGTTTAAACTCGTCTTTGCCGCCTGCTGCTTGGGCAATTTGGGCTCGCATAGATTGCAAGTAGTGCAAAGTCAAATGCTGTTTGATATGATCCAGCGCCAAGGGCGTAAACACAGGGCCAATCATTGGGCTGCTACCATAATTAGGATCTTGGTAATAGGACATATGCACCTTAATGTGCGAAATATGGTCCTGATCAGGGTACGCTGCAGCCGGACGGCCCATTGTCATGGCCACATTCTCCAAGGCAGGATTAGATTCCTTAACACCTTGGGGATTTGGCAGAATTTCATCAATGTTCGGCACTTTCATTTGGTTCAACATGCGGTTATACACCGCACGAATGTCGAACATGCCAGGTGGTGCTGAAGTTGCCATCTGCAAAATGGCTTGGGTCTGCGCCATTCTCTGGGTTTCAGAGAAAATATTGGGGTCCGACACTGGCCGAATGTCATTATTGTCAGCAAAATAACGAACTTCGACCTCAGAGCCGGACAAATTGTCCATTTCTTCCAAGTACCAGTGATTGATACGAGAAAGAATATTGAGCGATTTGGCCTGTGCCCGATGCAAACGGGAATGGATGCTTGAAAAAACCTTGGCCCCTTGCTCAATCAAAGCTTGAGTTGTGCCAACCGGAGCGTTTGCATTAACGTCACCGATTTTTTCTTCGCTTGTGGTGACCACTCCCTTGGCGGCATCTGTCAAGAAGCCAAGTAAATTGAACAAAGTGCTGGACGGTTGATTAAATGGCAAGGGCATTGCCAATTTACGAACGTCGTCAACGCCTGGTGAGCCTTCAATTTCTACAACTTGGGTAGGCTCGATTCGATCACTTTGTCCAGAAATGCGTCCACCCTTGAGTTTAAGCATAGTCTGGCTATTGCTAATATGAGCAGCGTCCAGCAAAGCCCGAAGAGCGCCGGTAAGAGCAGCAGAAAGCCCGCCAATAAGGTGAGGCAATCCAATAGCGTACGCACCACGCCAAGGAATAAATTTAAACTCGACATACCAATCCAGTTTTGTTAGCTTGTCATCGCCATACGCCCAGTTACGGCGGATAGCCAAAATCTTGCTGCTTACTTCATCAATAGTGATGATATACGGCGCTCGTTTGCCATCTGTTTCATCATCGTCTTTGAGTCGTTCGTAGCATGTAATTTCGTAGATTCGTCGGACGCCATCGATGTTAACAGACGGCATAGAACGACCTTCGATTTTGTCGTTTGCTTTTTGTGATTGGGTTTGGTCGTCAAGACTGATGTTGTCATAGAAGCTCGCATTCTCCAAATCACGGTAGATGCCCTGATCCACTCGTTGGATATAAATGTCTTCCGTGATATCTTGGACTTCAGTTGCTCGTTGGGCCGTATAAAAGTTTGTCGCTGCATAGGGCAGCAAAATGTTATCAATCGGGATCCACTCACACACAGGACGTTTTTGCTCTTCGTCAAAACGCCATTTCAAATATTGCGAACCGCCCAATGGCAATTGGGTCAGCAGTTGTTCCATCTCATCGCGGTACTCTGGGATTTGCTCCGAGAGCTGCCAGTTCATAAACTGGACTTTATGATCCGCAACTTCCTGACTATTGGAATCCGCTGTTCCCTTAATCTGAGACTTAACAATGCCTTCAGGTGGAAGAAGTTCTTTAGAGCTCGATGCAGCAAAATCCACGCAAGATTCTGCCATAACAGGATGCACCACCTTAGAAGCGCCATCAAAAGTTGCACCACCAGGCGCATCTTTACCCAAGCCCGTACGACGAAGTCCATCCTCGTATTGCTTGTCACGCTCTTTACGTGCTTCTCGATCAATGTCAATATATTCAAGATAAGTATCTGCCAGCGAGGCCAAGAGCCCCTCATCCATCGTCTCTGCCAAGTTGGCATAAAACTCAGGCTTCTCCAGTGGCCCATCTGTTTTTTTGTAGTTGACAACCACCGAGCCATCATCCAGCTCGATCACGTCTTCTTCAAGGTTGTCTTCTTCGTTGTCAGGATCCAAGCCCAACGCTTCTTCAACATTCTCAACATAGCCTTCTTGCTCTTCACCAAGTTGGACCTTATTATTGGTTGCCAACGCCGGAAGATTCAAGCCTTGCTGAAGAGGAATAGTTGGTAGCGCCATATTTATTTAAACCTTGGTGGTACATGACCAGCAGCAATAAGTTCATGCTCCATTGCTACAGGATTTTTATTTTCATCAAAATGAATCCGCACATGTTCCAACTCATGCGGCTCTAAGTCACGGCCATATTCCCGTTTGAAGAATTCAATGAATCGATGCAACTTACTTTGTTGGGTCGAGCCACCACCAGCCAAGGTCGGAATGCCAGCTGCCTGAAACAACATTTCTTGGGGTGATTTAATTGGATTCATAATATCTATAACTACTAATGCACAAATAGAATCGAATGTGCCCTATTGTGCATATGGATTGTATCTTTTTCTTCCAACCTCATCGGCGTAGTCGTAATCGCGTGGTGGCAGCGGATCCAACATAATCCATCCTGAGTCACGCAAAACCCGCAATGCCTGAGACAACGAGTCCACATAATCATCGTGACCGCCGGATTCTGGGAACGAACACACTTGGCGCAAGAATCGCTTAGACCATTCTGCCGGTTCCTTCAGCCGTTTTGGATCTTCAGGTATATACACCTTGCCTTTGGCAATCAAAGGGGCCACAATGTTCATACGTTGCACTTTATCAGCCCGCCCAGGGTTATACCCCCTGATGGGTACACCAGCGCCTTGTAGCTCTTGTATCAGGCTAATACCGGCTGATTTGTCTTCCATCAAAATTAAGTCAGCTTTCTTGCCCTTCGTAAACTTATTGTCGCTGCCGTACACCACTTCCTTAAAATCATTAACAACCCGCTTTCTAAGCTCGGGATAAGAAAGGTGGTTGTCCCATGCGTCCAACAAGATCACACAAGTTCCAACATCTGGCCGCTCAAAGATCCCCCACACCGTACAAGCTGTCGGGTCGTTGTGCGTCTTTTCTGATGTGGCAGGGTCGTATGATGCAATCACATACTCCAAGTCTGGTGTTTCTTTATCTGCTGGCCACAGCTTGAACCACTTGCGTTTCACAATACCAACGTCTTCAGGGTCCAAGATCTCGCCATAGATTTCCTGTTTGCCCAGATCCGTGCCTTCGTATGTCTCCAATTGTTTGAAGAACGTACTGGACAAGTTGGCTCGGTTATCGTACGATGAGGCGTTCACCATGTACACATCACCACCAACCTTACCCTCAGCCAGATCCACAATCAATTCCCGTGGCTTGGGGGTTGTTGTGATGATCTGCTGCACCCGCTC